AGCAGGTTTGATTGAGTTGCGAATCTTACCACGCTCAAGCCCAGCAAATGCCCACCATGGATCGCGATTGGCATCAGTTTGAGCAGCCAAACCAGCGATATCACCAGCGATACACAACCAACGATTTACATCATTGAATTTATCATACTGATATTTCATGTTTCCATAAATCGCGGAATAAGAATTGAAAGCATTAAACGTTCCTGCCATTGGATAAGTTTGTGAACCAAACTCATCGATTAACCATTGAGAAGCTTCTGTGGCAGACTTTCCAACCAGGGAAGTATAATCATAAGGTGCGACAATTGCGATACAATCTTTTCTTGTTGCTGCGATTGTTGAAGCACGATTCATATCAAATTGATGGGAAATTAAAATATTAACATCAAAATTTTCTGGTTCAGCAAAAGAATCAAAAGCTGCCATTAAATCAGATTGTTGATAACCATTCGGATCATAAATCCACTGATCAAAAGTGACACCATCAATTAAATATTGAACTTTTCGTGGATACAGCCATCGGGGCTCATTAACGAAATCATTCACAGGTGTACCAACAATTTTAACAAGATTGCTGTTGGAAGAATTGATATCAAAAGCGTACTCTAAATTGTACTTAGCATACAGATATTTTGATTTTTTGAAGAAAATTTCATCAATAAAAATATTGCGACCTTCAGAATCCCGACCAGTTTCTTTTTTGGAAACGACAAATTTTTCAACACTGTCATATTTTCCATCTTGCTTTTCGAAAACCACAACAGCAAATTCACCTTCAGAAAATTCTGGTGGATATTCAAAAAACGCAGAAAAATCAACCAAAGAACCATCAGCATTTACGAGATCACTCGAAAACATTGCTTGCCGAGCAGCGATATCTGGAGAAGTGTTGAAAGTAAAAACACCAGAGATTGGATTAGTTGAAGCATCAACAATTGCCGGGACAACAGTAACAGAACTTGCGCCAACAGAATCCACGGTATAGGTATTTGTATCAAATACAAAAGTATCACCAACTACCATAGTATTAACATCCATTTCAATTACTGAAGAAATTGTATCTCCAGCTGAATCGAATAATGGATCGGTAACTAAAGTATGAATACCTTCTGCTGAAAATGATTTAGACCATTCGGATTCAGACATACAAACAGCAACAGCTAAATTTTGATAAGGTGTTACGAATTTGTTATAAAAACGTAAACCTTCTGGAATAACCGCACCTTCTAACGTAAGTTCAGCTTTGTCAGAATTGTAGAGGTTTTCCTGAGAGAGTTGTTCAACATCAATGAATCCTGGTGTTAAGGAAGCAGTAATTTCAATTCCTGCGTTCTCAACATCATCATCCATTGCGCGGGTGACATAAAGCGAACTTGAATACTGTAGGAAGTTCCAGGCATTAAACCAATCTTGATAGTTGAATGATGTAGGTTCTCCAAAAGTAGCAACAAGGTCCCTTTCACTTGTGATTGGTTTGATCGTTAGTGCTTCTCCTTTATCGGCCCGTAAAACCATACCAGTTTTTGAACTTGGTAGATTTGGAACAGATAATGTAAGATCATACTCACGAACATCAACCGAAGGACTAAGACTAAAAGCCATCTTTTTACTCCTAAATTGAGTTATAGGTTATTAGCCAATAAAACACGCAACTATAGCGCGAAATTTGACTGTTCGAAATTTTGATTGAGCTTAGTGTATATTTATTTATAAAAATATTAAAAAACTGAAAACTCATCATCAAAAGAATCAACTCCATCAACATCAACCACCCCAAAGGCAGGCAAAGCTTCCTCTGACATATGTTCTAGACTTTCAATCTTTTCTTTACTAAAAAGAACCTTAGCAACGTCTTTGAGTTCAGTGAAGGCATCAAATTCTGGTCTAGTTGTGAAGAACAAGCAGCCCATCAGTGACATAACGAGGTCATCAGTGTATCCTTCTTCGGCAGAATATGTTCCGTTTTTCTTTTTAATAAATGTACTCAATTCTTCAATAGTATACGCATCATTAACAACCAGTTTGCCCTTTTCAATCCAACCTTTTAGATTTGAGCAGCCCAATCGTTTTGTTTTTTTAGATGTTCTGTAGCCTGCTAAATTAGGTTTTTCAAAGAATATATTTTCATATTCGAATTCATAGGCTAAAGAATCTACAACTTGTTGTCCAATCTCATTGTTCTCAACAAAAGCGTAAGCATTATTGAAGTAAGTACCAATGGTATAAGCAATTTCAGGAATCTGGAGATAGTGAATTCCGTTGGCTACTTGAAACACAGCAACTTGTTTGAATGGAAATCTAGTAATATCAATTATTTGGATAGCAACTGGATCACCGTTAGAATCTTCCCGGATTTTTGAACTGTCAACCGACATAATGTAGGCATGATTTTTTTGAACTTCTTTGAAAACTCTAAGATTGATATCAAATTCGTTTAATTTTTCATGTAATAATGTATTTTTAATTTCAGCTCTAAACGCCAATTTTCGAAGCGTTTTTCCATCTATCAAAGTAAAAGATGAACCTAGGAAATCTCCTTCAAATTCTCGATTAAATTCTTCTTGGGTCATGTTAGACAGAGTTTCTTTATACCATTTTTCGTCCCTGCCAGGAACTTCTGACCAATGAACCTTAATTGGATTAAAAGTGTTTTTCAAATTTGGATCTTTGGATGTAGCAGCTTGCCAATATCTGTAGAAATGATTCATTCCATTTGGCGTGGAAACTAAAATTGTCTTGGATGTTTTTGAAGACGAAACCGTAGGATAAACAGAACTGAAAAACTCTGTCCAAATATTAGAACCAATAAATGCCATTTCATCAATAATTAGACAGTTGTGAGATATTAAACCATTTGTTAGATAAGAATGTGTATCTTTTACATTTACAGCATCAAAAGTTTTAACTTTTCTGTTTAATATTTCAACTTTTGAAATTTGGATATTTGGATATAAAATATCCTTGTCCTTCAATTCACACGCTTCAACAAATGATCCATTGGATTTTTTTAATTCGTGGTCAACTGTACAATCTAAATAAATTTTATTAAAATAAATTCGGCAAATTTTGGTTGTTTCACCTCTTTCGATAAATCCGTCAAATTTTTTAAATCCGTCTTCGGTTAATATTTTCATTTGTTGTTCACTCTAATCCAACCTTCAGGTTCAGTCCCGGGAACACATCTCTTTCTTTTTGAACAATTTGGATGAAAAAAATATCTTTTTCCTTTTTGCGAATTGGACATCCTCTCTTTTGAGTCTGAGGATCGTTTCATCCCTCTATGTGCCTCTGCCGTTTTTTTAATTTTTTCCGGGTTTTTATTTATTCTATCTTGCCAAGAACTCGTATCTCGCCCTTTTAATTTTTCACTGATTTTTGTATTACGTTTTTCATTATATAATAAGATTTTTTCTTCCTTAGACATATTTTTAAATCTTTTTTTCTGGTTTTCACTAATGATTTCTCTATGTTTTTTTGATAATTTTTTTCCTGTGTTGCTTTTTGAAATTTTCATTTTTGTTTCTTCTGAATGCGTGTATCCAGTCCTATTATTAGACATTCTTTGTTTAAAATCAGGATCTGACCATCGTTTTTTACTTATGAAACTTATTTTTTCTTTGTGGGAATTAGTCAAAACAGTTCCTTTAAATCTTTTTGAAACTTGTTCCCTCAAAACATTCGCTTTTTCTGATCCAATAGCTTCTTCCCAAGTTTTTCCATACATATAATGATTTTTACCAGATAAAATCAAAACGTTGCCGCCTAAACTTAAATTATAGGTATCGTCTCTTTGGACAAAATTATAATCTACTAAATCGGACTCCAATTTTTCAGCTTCTTCTTTATTGTCAAATATTGCTAGATATTCTTTAAAAAAATTCTCCGGATTGTATTTTATAATTGCTTGTTTGATTAATTTACCTGAACCTAAATAACCATCATCAAGATCATTAGTGGAGTGGAATCCTATATAAACTTTTTTGTTTATTAAATTTGTTATCTGATACACTGTATAATATTTTTTATTTTTTATTTTCATAAATTACAAACTTCCTGATTATTGACGAGTTCGTTTTTATTTATAAATCCTGGAAATTTTCTTGCTTTCTCGATAGTAGTGTAATAAATTTCACCGTTATCCAATTCAACACAAACTTTTGTATAGTCGGGAACACAGTTGATAGAGAATGACCGAACAGCACTGGAGCTAGTGGCTGCCGCAAGGACTTCACAACCATTTTCTAATCGTATCGTGCTATTGTTCCACATGGTCACTCCACTCTGAAGCCATTTAGGTAAGAGTGAATACGCAACCTTAACTTTTCGGAGAATGTTTATAGCACTAGCAGCTTTGTTGGCTAGTATAGCAACATTTTTATGTTCTTGAAATAAAACATAATGACAAACGAAAATTTCGAAGGCTGTGGATTTTCCACATTGGCGAGTGGCGTTGCAGATTGTGTTCCGGTTATCAACAAAGGAAGTAAGCATTTCCTTCTGATATTTTCTGAGCTTGATCTTGATAATGCCTAAATCAAGATCCCGAATATGATAATATTTTTCAGCAAAGTAGAAAATATCTTCTTTACACTTGATAAACTCTTTAATGTGTTCATCAGTGTAAGCTAGTTGAATATCTGCCCGTTTTAAAAGTTTGTTATTTTCGTAAAATATATTAAAATTGCCCTCAACATCTTCCTCTATATCGGGCAATTCCCATTCAATCGTTTGAGCCATTAGTTTCTTCTTTCGCTTTTTCCATTAAGCGTAAAATGTCGTGTGTAGAACCAGCAACAATTACGTTTTGGTTCAGTGTTGCTCCGGGAGAAACTTGAATTTGTCCCTGGCCAGCGCCGAGAATTTCTTGATTTAAACCATTTAATAAAACATATTTATCTTTTTCAACAGCAATAATGTCTTTGTAAATGCCCACTAAAAGTTTAATGTTGTCACCCGTAGATTTTTGAAGATTTGCTAAAGCTTCAAGTTGAGAAGCTTTCATATCTCCAATTTCTAAAGTTCCAGTGTCTTTTAAAATTTGTTGACCTCTATTAATAACAGATAAAATATTAGAGCGCATAGTCATAAAATCAGATTTGAGAAGGTCTAAAGAGAAAACTTCTTTTTGTGTAGTAATTTCTGGGAGATATTCCCCTGGTTGACCAACTTCAGTAATCTCTAATGGAGTTAAATCATCTTCAAAAGAATCCACTACTGCAGTCATTTGATCTATTGTGTTTTCGGCTAGATTGAATTTTTCATGAAGTTTCTTTAATTTAGTTTCGTTCTTGCTCATTTGAGTTCCTTAATATGAGATTTCTAAATCTCCTGTGTCAGAAATTGCCATCATAAATGTATTTCCTGAAATAATTTCTTGAAATTGAACAATTTGTGGTGCTCCAATAGCAGCGTCAGAAGTGCTGGTTTTGATTTTGATTAGATTAAAATCCGCATTGACCAAGTAAGTAGTTGTTCCTGCTAAATCTGTCATGTAAAATTCATCGGCGGTATAATCAAATTCTCCCTCGGACTTAACTAACGATAACTGGTAAGCTTCATCCTTATATTCTTCTTCAAAATTTACAATTTCATCTTCAGAATTTTTTTGAATTTGAATAGTTTCTTTTTCTCGATCATAAATCAAAGCGAACATGTCCGAAAGCTGATTGATATTTTCTAATTTATCAGCATTCAGTTGAAATTGAGTTAATTGATCGTGTTCCGCACCCTTTTCGTTTGGATGAAGATTCATTATAACATCATCAATTCTACCTTTAATTTTCTTCGGCATATGGAAATTAATTTTCATTCTGAACGTTAGAATCCAAATGAAGTTCCGTTCAACATCAGCATCCAAATCCTCATCATGAGTAGGAGTAACTGAATCTAGAATAATAGGAACAGAATCCGACGCGAAGCCATCAAGATACTTAATGTTTACAGACAGAGAAGGTTGAAAAAATGGTACAATTTGCTCAATGATCTGAAGACCATCATCCATATTTTTTGAAATGATAGCAAGTTCAAATTCCAGGTTCCATGGAGCTGGCGCAAATGAAGTGTCCACATTTAACTGATTCAGGGAACAGGTCTCACATGAGAAAAGTTTATTAGTTTTACTGACTTTTCGCATGGTATCGTAACTGAGTGAGGTAATATTTGCCGAAATTCTAGGAAAAATCATATCGATTTCAAAACGGGTATTGTTGTGAAATCCATCGTGGTTACCTGCAAAATGAACTCTGGATTGAAGCTGTTGGAGCCACTTTTCGCGGTTGGCGAATTGAATGGGAACCCTAAACAACTTAGAGGTGCCATCAGTTCTATATTTTTCAATCCAAATTTTGTCAAAAAGTGTCATGAATGAAATAACAGATTTTCTGATTATATTTCTATGAGCAAAATATTCCATTTATCCGAATCCTAGTGGATCATCTTCAGAATCATCAATGATATTCTGTTCGATGATCTCGGTATCCAGTTTATCATTTTTTTCTTCAATTTCAACATCATGGGCATTGTCTTGAACAGTGCCGTCACCGAAAAGAACCTCGTTGATGGTCTGGATATGTTCATCTTCGGATTGTTGAAATTCTGGTCCAGCTTCAACATGATCAAAGCGATAAGCTTTACAACCAAGAATAAAAGCCACATATTGACCCAGTGGCATAAAACTATAGTCTTTATCATCTTTAGGATCTTCAATCTCCCAAAGTTTTTTTGAAATTTTGTGATAAATCAAATCGCCAATTTTTGGTTGAAATCCTAAATCGAAAAATGTATTTTTGGGAATGTGGACAGTCATTTCATCCATTGAACGAATACCAAACTTGGAAAACATTTCTCCTGTGCCTTCCCATCCATCTGTTTGTTCAACAAAACCAAATAGATGATGGACATCTTTCATCGTTTCAATTAGGTGTTCTCCAAAGGTGGCCTCTTCCTCAGTAAACTCTTTTTGAATATAAATGAGAGGATCCCCGTAAAGTTGGACGCCTTCCTCAAAAAGGTCCTTCATCAGTTCAATATCCGCAGTGGGAGTCTGAACATTCATTCTAAAAGGATGAGCTTTATTGCCATATGACGGTCTTCTAAATTGTCCCATAATTGTTCTCACTTTAAAAATATCACTTATATTTATAAAACCAAAAAAGGCGAGTGTCTTTTAAACACTCGCCTTTTCTAATTTTATGAAGATTTTTAATTAACCTATAAAGAAATCCACAGGTTCAGCAAATTTTTGTTCATCATGAAGCTGATTCATTAGGGTTTCTAAATCATCGATACCCCTTTGCATAATTGCGTCAGGATTTAAGGTCATTCCATTAGGTAAAGTAGTTTGACCATATTTTATTAGATTGTTTGCCCATTGAATTCTACCATAAGCAACGCATATTTGCTGAATCCAGTAATGACCATAAATTTTATTTTCTTCATCATCATTAAACAATTCATATGGTAGTTTTCTGTAATATTCCATAAACACTGCAAGATTACTCCCGCCGATATCATTGAAATATGTTTGACTTTTTGGATCAGCATATAGATATAATTCTTTTGTGATTTCGTTATAATTAAATTCAATCCTTTTACCAAAAACAACACCTAAAGTTGAAATTTGTTCTTGGACCAATTCCAATGAAAGAATATCCATTTTCCCCAATCCACCAATCATCATATCATTAGCCATATATTGATTGATGCTGAATAGATCAGAAGGAGCTGGAGAATAATCCAAATAATTAGATTGATAAAGACCTAAAACAGAATGTATATTATTATCTAAAATATAAGACAGTTTTCCACATTCTAATTGCATTACTTTAAATCGTTTTTCAATACCATCATCTGAATATGGTAGAAACTCTTCCAAAGCGGTATTTATTAGATCATTGATTTGCATGTCATCAAGTTCAACATTTATAACCGGGTAACCTAAATTCCGCAGGACATAATCTTTCAATCCTCGTCTTGTGTTGTAATTTGGATTCATGATTTAACCTTTAAGCATTAAGATTTTTAATGAAAATATCTGCTTCAGCTTCCCGCATTTTTTTATCCGAAATAACATTCCCGTCCTCATCTTGAACCTCGTACCAACCACGAGAAACTTTAATCTTTTTCAATTCTTCAACTTTTGGCTCAGTTGAAACATTAGATTCTTCAAAGGATTTAGTTTTTACCACTGGAGCAGATTCAACCTCCCGGATTTTAGCTTTGATGCTTTCGGGTGATAGAGAAGTGCCATCAAAAAAACCTAAGATTTCAGTATCATCTTTAGTTTTTAGAATTTCAATAACTTTTTCTGGAGCTGCTGATTGAGCATTTGGTGTAGCGGGAGCATTACCTACGACTTTAATGGAGTTATAAAGATCGCCACTATAGTTTTCAATTATATCACCCAACCGATACGTTTTATTTTGCCAAATAAAATTAACATCTAATACGACTTGTACATTCATTTTTTATTCTCCTCTAAGAATTTTTCCGCAACTTTCTTTCGACATTTTTTGGCCGCCTCTGGAAATATTTGGACATCGTTAGCGTCAACAACAATATACCATCCTTTTGATGGTGATTGAATAAACAGTTCTGGTTGATTTGGTTGAAGGAGTTCTGTTCTTTCTTCAACAGTTACTGGTTGTTGCTTAGTAATTGGAGTTGGAGTTGGAACAGGAATTTCAGCAGGTTTTTCTAAAATTGGTTCTATCGGTTCTTTCAAGACTGCTTTTACTGGAATAAATTCTTCAGCCTTTTCAATAACTTTTTCATCCACTGGAGCCAATTCGAAATCCAGTTGTTTTAAATCTGGTCTAGGCTTGAAGATATGTGGATATTTTGAGAAGAAAGCCTGTTCCTCAACAAGGTCATTATGCTTGTACTTCATGATAATATTATCCACTTTAATCGTAATTTTACCGATTTTTGGATAATGTACTTGATAAATTGGTCTACTCATAGTTAATTCCTTTAACGTTTCCTTGTAATTGGTTGGTGGTACGGTTTACACATTTCAAAATAATCACATTTTGAACATGATTTCCGTACAGCCTTTTTGAAATCAGAATCGGATTCAATAACATCAATTCTATTTATAATATCTTGAGTGAACAGTTCTCCGTCTTCCCTAGTAAAAGTGAATGTCTCAAACTTGATATCCTCAATATAAGCAAACTCACAAATGATTTTTTGAAGATTCGGTCTAACCGCAAAGATCCAAGCAGCGTACATTTCCAACTGTTTTTTGTTCGTTGGAAATCTTGAACCATGATCTTTACTTTTCCAGTCAACAATGTGTATTTCAGTAGCGGTTTTGCCAACGTAATCAATGTATCCGTACAACCCGCTTTTCCATTTACTAATGTTGGTAGGTTCTAAGGACTCATCAAATTTGAATTCAATCTCGGCCCCGAAAGAATTTTCGAGTAGTTCTTTGGTATGCTCGTTCTCTATGAAGGCAAGAATATTTTTCAGATATAATTCTTGTTTCTCTTCGGTGCTGTACTTGAAATTGAATTTAGGAATCTCTGGATATTTTTCAAGAACTTTATGATAAAAATTACCCTTCTCGAAAAATTTCGGTTCTAGGGTAATTTTTATTTTCTTGATGTATTTTAGAAAAAATTTATGTGGGCAATCTTCATAACATCCAATTTTGCTATGAGAATACGGAGAATACTTCATAAAAATCCTGACTGAAAAAATTAATTTATTGTATCATTATAACACATTTTTTGGTTTTGTCAAGACTTTATTTTAAAAATAGCAGTAATAGTTTCGCTATTCAATACTGAAAGAGGTTTTTTAAAAAAATTGTATAGAACCATTAAATAAAACACATCATATAATGATTTCGGAACATCTTTTTCCATCCAAAACCAGAATATAGTCATAAAGATAAATGTTAGCCAAAAACATAGTCTACCCAAAGAAATATATTTTTGGATAATTTGATTGCCGTTTTCGTCTTTTTCTTCTTTAAACTCACATAATAAAGAATTAAATCTTATTTTCGCCATTTTGTTAATCCATTAACATGAAGAAGCGGGTGGAACAGGAACATCATTTACGGTCACGATTCTTTGGACATTATAAGAGTAAATTCCTTGATGGTCCACCAAAGAGAAAATTATGGTATATTCGCCAATGATCGATAAATTAACAACCGCAACATTATCAATAGTGTCATCAGGATTTTTTCTGGTTATTGTAGAAGTTAAAATAAAATTTGGATTGTCATTCTCATATATTAAAGTCAGATCATTCCAAGTAATATTACCAGAACTCTGAACAGGAGGCAATGGATCCGCACCACCACCATCTTCTTGATCAGTATATGTAGCCACTGGATCTAGAGCAATAAAATCTTGCCAAATGGTTCCTGCTGGGATTGGATTTTCATATGGTGGATAGGATTCGCCATCCCAAACATAAGAATTCGTTCCATCCCAAACATAAGAATAATTCTGTTCACCGTTGAGTGTAATAATAGGAAGACCTGTAAGGGTGCGTTCGTAATAATTAGCCTGTGTTTCTAATGAAGCCATAACAGTAGCGTTGTGTTCTGCTACGTTCTGAAGTTGTTCCCGATGAAAATCCACTAAAATTGATGGAAATATTCCCCGACCAACACCAAAAGAATTAGGCAAATCTTGGGAAATTTGATATTTAACTTGATTCCCTGTTGGGCTAGGTTTTAAGTTAAAACCAACCACATAAAATGATTCATCGTTAAAAAAGACAACTTCACGTAAGGCTAAGGTTGGATTAATATCGGGCATTATTTCACCTGTTTAGTAAATTCTCCATATTTAACGTAAATACGGGTATTTTGATTATTTTCTGATCTGAATTTTAGAAGCTCGTTAGTTTCAGGATGCTGGGACCAATGGGACGTTCCAACGTCCAGCCCCTTTTTATATTGAGCAAATCCTTCTGGTGTTTCAATTTCAACAGTAGCGATTTGAACGCCACTAGAATCATCTGTAGTTATTTTAGCCATTTCGTTTCTCCTTATATGGAAACTAATCCAAATTGATTATTTTGTGTAATTTATTTTCTAAATTGGGTTTTAAACATGTTTAAGTAAAAATCTTCCAGAAATATTCCTTTAGTCTCAGAAATTAAATATCCCACCTTTTTCGTGATTCGTTATCAGGATCGAGCCGTTTTTAGCTGTAAATTTCAACTTATCCATATCTTCAGGATCACTATAAAACTCTAATAACATTGATTTAAAATTTTTCATCTTTTTACCTTTGTATAAGAGTCGTTGTGAGTTACATAAAAGGATTTCCCTTTATTTTGATTGGCCCATTGGCGGATGTTTTCCGATTTGGTATGTTGGGACCACCGATGAAAGGATTTAATACCCTGAGCAAACGAATTATATTCATCAGGACAATCAATTTTAAAACATGCGTGACCATTAAATTCAGAATCCGGCTTAATCATTTTAAAAGCTGGTGCCATATCACCTGTACCCACTTGATCTTCATTCATCTAAAAATTCTCCCATTTTTAAAAAGTCTAAGTCTTTGTCAATAAATTTATGAATATTTTTTTCAATCATGAATAACATGAACATTTCATTCTCAGAGCGAAAACTTTCAAGCTCTACTTCTATCATCAATTTTTTAATTTCAAGTTGCGTGTGAACATCAAGATCGATATCCTCTTCCAAAATTAAATCTTTTTGAGCCAAAAAATTTGAATCTTTCAAAAGATAAGCAGAAGTAGCAATAGCCGCAAATCTAGATTTTCCCACAAATTTGGACATAATTTTTTTGAGATTAGCAATAAATCGATCAAAAACAGTCCACGCTTTTCGTTCTGTGAATGTTATAGCTTCTTTTTGTTTCTCTCCATCAGCATTGATTAAACCCAATTTATACGCATCCCACTCCTTAAACGGTTTAGATAATTTTTTAATTATCAGATAAACCATTACAGTGTCGGCCAAACTTTCATCAAGTAAGCATTTCATTCCGATAGAACCTTTTCGATAACGTAATTTAATGTTTGGTGATAGCGGATATCTACACATTGATAGATAACTAAAACAATATTTTCCAAATATAGAACGTTGTTAAGAATCTTTATTACATTGATAATTTCTAAAACATAAATGTCTTTTCCGGTTTTTTCTAATTTCCCGAAAAGCATATTCAGTTTTTTAATCAACTTAATATCAGCTTCTACCATTTCGGAAGTGATAAATGAATTTTTATAGTTTGGAGCTAATCGCTTTTTTAATTCAATCATTTATACCAATTTTCGCAATTCGTCAAACATGGACCACGTAGATTTATCCATGTTTTTTTTAAAAGTTTCGAGGTCATCATCTTTGAGAGCTTGGCGCACTTTTGATGCCGAAATGTCTTCACCAGTCCGAGCAATTTCTTCTACTTTGATATTTAGATTCAATTTTTCTTGGTATCTCTTGATCTGGCCCTCATAGGACTTGACCCGGTCCGATCCACAAAACAGAGCAATCGGCTCAATATTTTTCTCGCGGAGAGCGTGAATCCATTCACCCACGAAACCGTTGTCCAGTTCGATAAACATATGGGGAACACTTTTGAGCATAGCATCGAAAGCTTTTTTCTGAATTTTGGAATCGAACTTCACATCGGACTTAGCACCCTTGATCAGAACAATCGCCACTTTTTTGTGGTATTTTTTATAAGCCGCTTTGATGGCTTTCAAATGTCCCGCCGTAGGAGGCTGGAAACGCCCTTGAATTACGACAACTTCAGTCTTGCCTGGTGTAGTATTGACAGCATCTACGGCCATTGCTTCAGCCAAATAATTTGAAAATGTTAGCATTTTTACCTCATTCCAAGTAATCATTTTTTACCGGCCTTTGCGATGGAAATAGAAGCATCTTTCAAGTCTTTTCGATAATCAGAAACGATTTCACTGAATTCTTCGGCGTTCATTCTACCTTTTTTAAATTCGTCAATATTGTGAATTATCGCACCAATAGCGTTATTACTCATTCGCAACGCCGTATCAGCTTTTGAGAGTTTCCCTTTGAATTTTCTCATCAAATCGCTTTCGCTTTCCTTTAGCATATTTTTAAAATTGTTCATTTTAATTTAACTCCCAATACTTGGAAAATGAGTTCTCTGAAACGGGAGAAATCGTTTTTCTTGATGGCTCTATCCATTTCTAGTTCTTCTTTTTTATTTGCCTTTTGATAAAATTTTACTATTTCTTCAAAGCCAATGTTACCGGCATAAGCAGCTTCATCTAAAAATTTAAAAGATTTCATTTTAATGCTTGTATGGATTTTTGACATTTTTCAAACGTTTTTTCATTCGCTTGGCTTTTGCTTTATTTCCACCACGCTTCATAGTCTTTTTAAAAATTCTAGCTTTTTTTCGCATTGCTGAAACTGAAATGGTTTTCTTTCTCTTTACAAAACGTTTTTTCTTGTTGTCGAAATGGTGTGTCCGCTTAAATTGAACACTATTGCCGCGCTTTCCAAGTTGTTTCCGTCTTTTATTTTTGAGAAAACGCAAACGTTTTTTCTGAACAGCACTCACTTTTTCGTCTAAAGCATCAAAATTGTCGGGAATATAATCTTCCTCAAACTCTTCCATGCCTTCTTCCATATCGAACATTGGTTCATCATCTTCATCTTCCATGTCATCAGGAAGATAGTAAGCAAACAAACCCTCAATAATTTCTTCAATTACTTCATCAGAGAATCTTGGTGCCAGTTCATAAATGATCTCAAGAGCCGGATCAATTTCACCCATTTCACCAGAATCACCTTCAGGATCATCTGTTGATCTGATAATTTCAATAGCTGTTCTTAATGTTATAACAGCACTATAACTGGCTTCTGGATTATCGCCATCTTCCATATCTTCAATTAAAGATTTCTCTTTGAAAATATCAAAAAGGTGTTCAGAATCAACCCCTGATAGTTCAATTTTTTCTGGCATTTTGATTCTCCTTGATATAAATTAATAACTATATCATTTATTTATATTTTTCATTTCATTTGATTTTCATTTTTTGTTGAATGGATTTTTTAATAGCATTTCTTCGGGTTTTTATGTTCTCAAGTTCTTCTCTAAGTTCTTGATCATCGGGATAAACTCGAATTAATTGTTTGTGTTTGTAATATTCAGCAGTAATACTTTCCAATTGATTTTGATCAATTTGGAGTTCGATTTTATTCAAATCTTGTTGCATTTTCATGTTGAACATCTGGAGAGATTGCGCCGCTTCCTTATTAGAAACGTACCGATCATCCATAGCATAGATTCCCCCAGCTAAAATCGCTATTAAAGAAATAATACTTGTAAAATATTTAATCCAGCCCGGAACAGTAGTTAGAAACTTTTTCGTAGTTTGAATTGGCATTATTCGTCTCCTGTGGCATCTTCAAAAACATCTTGTGGAATAATTCGTACATATAAATCTTTATTTCCTGTTAATTTTATGATTTTTCGGACTTGTTTGGTGGTTTGAAAATCGTTGTAACTGAAATCTGGTTCTGAACCTTTGGTGGTAAATTTCGTACCGTCCCAAAATTCACCATCGCCATTAACAACAAATGCTTGATATCCTCTATTCATGATTATGAATTTAGAAAGATCAATCCAATTAGAAAGATAGTGAGCGGCCACTGTAGTTCCAAAACCAAGCAACACATACACGAACGGATTAGTCACCAGTTCTGCCATATATAGATAAATCGAAAAACTACAGGCACTCATTAACATTAAAATAAACAAAAATAACATAAACCCTCTAACTGAAAAAATCTTCCATTGAAACTTCGTCTTCCGAAATGTTCCACCCAATGTGGTCAAAAATATGTTCGAGTTGAGCAGTAAAACACTTTTGCCATTGTGTTTCCCAATCAATTAATAGTTTTATGCTCCACTCTTTTGGAAACTTGGTCAAGCAAGCAATAACGTCGGATTCAAAGGCATTTGGCATTTTCAAGTAAGCAAACTTGATTTTATCACCCTGACGGACAATCTCGTATTTCTTATCCAAGTTATCCACTTTCAAGTATTTATTAAACGTCAAAGCGGCCCGAACGTGAGCTTGAGCACCAAACTGATTGTCTATGTATTTATTAAAAGTGGTTACGCTTCTCGGCATGCCAATTTCTTCAAACGGTAAAGTCTGGAATTCTTTTTTCCATGCTTCAAATAACGCCTTAACAGTCTTTTCATTTTTAGTTTCGAAAATTACTTCAACTGCCCTTTTTAGTTTATTCCTAGCAAATTGGGGAGTCGTGGACTGAATCAGCGAAAGGCCACGAGTCTTGAGTTTGACCTGTTCATTGAACTTGGTATGATCAAAATTCCACTTACCAAGCTTTCCAGTTTCACGATTAAATAGTTCTGTTCCTTCATCGTTCACGATCCGCATAGAATAGTGCTTTTTACCAACAATTACCCAAGTATCAGCTAGAGCTTCGGATTCCATGACTAAAGTATTTTGAACACAATTCATGCCATCTACTAAACGCTCGAAATATTCAGTCAATTTTGGTTGAACTACTTGTTCGCCCAGTTTCATGCAGAAATCATGATCCCGAATGAAGTCTTGGGGCTTGTTCTCGAATCGTTTATCCAGCAATGGTTGAAGATCCAAGAAAATGGAGTCAGTATCAATATAGTGGTTTTTGATTCCCAGTGAATCCTCGATGAACTTCTCAGCACCTTTGACGGATGTTTGGCCAGATGAGGTTACAGCTCCAGCCATGCGAATATCAAAGTATCTAAACCAGATGTTGGACATGGCACCGTATAGGGAATTCATTAAAATCTTGAAGGCCATTTGCTTCGCGTCCATAGCTTGATACTCCATGGAACTAAAGTCAATTTTCTTCATGCTCGCTTTTACAGCTTTTCTGGATTTAAAAATATCATCAACAACTTTTGGAATGAACCCTATCTTATCTCTCCGAAAATATTCACCCCAAGCAGTCAGGCAAACATCGTATTTTTTCAACAGGGGTTTGATATTTTCCTCAACCCATTCAATATCGTACACGTAATCCGAAATGAACCAAGTGTTTTCGGTTTGATCATAAGTAGGTCTTATAAGGTCCGCCAACACTTGAAGCTCTTTTGGTAAACTATCAAATTCAATAACGCATTCTGGAGAAATATTGTAGCTGATTATCGAGTTTGGATAAGAACTGGCGATATCAAATACCATTGTCCAACCATGAAGGCCAGTTTTTGGTTCTTTAACCCAACCACCAGGAAAACTGGATTTAATGTTCGTCTTTCTCGGTGGACAGAGGATTTTCTGTTCGATTAATTTGTTGTATAGATAAGCGTCCCAAATACCAACAGTACCGAAAACATCGGTGAATTGACACTTAGCCATGTATGTCATGTTGACCGCTAACTGGATGAACTGGAGCTTGTCATCTAACTCACCTACAAGCGTGGTATCTTGAATATTGTAGTCGATATAGGTTTGGAAATCTTGTTCAAAAAG